TCAACATAATCATCGTGGTCGCCAGCAGGGAAATCTCGAATTTCATCAAGTACGTCCTGCATCCCGAACCCCTTCACGTACCCGAGACGCCCGCTCCTAAGCTCAAGTGCCCACAGATTCGCACGCTCTTCTTTGCTCTGTTGCGTAAAAATGCGTCCAGCCGGCAGTTTGATAATATCTCTCAATTCAGCGTCCATCTGAATCACCTGCCAGGCAATTCCTCCAATGCCTTCCGTCTCAAAAATATGAGTGACGTGTGGCTCCATCAACAGTTGCTGTTTTATCAACGGGAACGTCGAACCCCATACGCCTCTGTGACGAACGGGGTCCGAAATAATGAATTTTGGCTCGGTCGTTATCGTTAATTTCGACGATGCTGTATAGTCACCGTCTGCAGAATTGGCAATATCCCAATACCTCACCTGATACATCACCCCTTGGTCAGCAATTGCCTCAAGTAAGCTGTCCCACACCGTAAATCGCTCAACGTCGAACGGATTGTTGCCCAAAGTGACGAATTTACCTTCCCATTCTTGAGCATATTCATCAGGGTCAAGTAAAGCCTTCTGCGTCATTAACTCTTCCTTCGGAAAGTACGGATTTGACGAAGTTGGCATTATCCAAGATGCCCAATCAGGGAACAAGGCATTCTGACCAAGTTCGTAATAGTAATGAAAATCGTTAAATCCACGCGGAGTCGAGAAAAGCCATACATCACCCATCAAGTCACCTACTGTTGGAAGTAGAATGAGCTTGAAGATTTGCTTGAGGGCTAGAATAAGAGCCGCCTCATCAATAATCATCCGCTTATACTTACGACCACGGATGTTTTCCGGCTTATCTAATGACCAAAACTCGACCATAAACTGACCCATTATCTCAGCCGTATGGTCTTGCTCATTTTTCGTCGTAATTAGCTTTTTGAAGGCATTTTTGAAGGAACGCCAAGTGGGTGCGAGATTCTTATAACTAGGACTCATATAGCCCATATCCTCATTTAAGCCATTATTGAGGTTATAAGCTACGACTTCGGCAATTAATTGATTCGTCAGGTTTGTCTTACCCCAACGCCGACCACACGAAAGGACGTTAAAACGCTTCCTGCCCTTCAAAACGATGTTTTGAGCCGGATGAGGAGCATCAAGTTGGATGTCGAACTTTCTAGCCATATGCTAAAGGGCTCATTATGAGCCCTCCTCATCCTCTACATCTTCGACTTCGGCGTCAATGTAATCTATCTGTGCAAATTGAGCTTTCGGGTCTTTTTGAACGAAGTTGAATTCAACTACCGTTTTAGCGGCGTGACGGTCCGTTTCTGTCTCTTCAGCTAATTTCTTCGCTAAAGGGTCATTATAGCCAACTGTACCCAATTCAGCTATATTATAGCCACCCTTTGCACGACCGGCATACATCTTGTTAAACACGATTTTTACGATGTCAGGGTCGCCAGCCTCCAAACCTTCGATTATTCGCTGGTCTGTAAGTCCCTTAACCCCTTGGTGAGCAATCTCAAAATAAACGTGAAGCTCAGGAACATTGACAATAAGCCATCGTAATCGGGTAGGGCTCATTTTGAGCCGTACAGCCGCCATTTCGATTGAACAGTATGATCGGATGAGAGTTAGGCCGATGTTATGAAGTTCGGCAGATGAGACACTATCACCTAATCCGACCGCATTATCACCCATCGACTTCATTATCTCGTTGATTATCGTCTCGTTCGGCATCGCGGCGAGCTTTTCGTTCCTTTTTCTGATTGATTGGGATAAACTCTCGTTTTGGCTTCGTACCTCTGAGAATGAATCGGTCAAAAAGGTCTGAGACGACCTCAATTGACTTTCCATATTCTGGCTTCTTTCGGAGCTGGGTTTCGCAAGGGCGTTTTCTGCAATGCCACCAAGCCCTTTGGCAGTAAACGCAGCGGATAATCTTCCTTTTCGGCCTTCCTTGGACATACTTCCGTATCCTCTCTACTTCTGTTTTTGTTATGAAATATTTCTTCCCCTGATTAACACAATTATCGGTTCTCGCATATAGCTCGCGGTCATACACGATAAGAATCTGCGAACGATAAATGTGATGTCTCTTCAATTCTTGGTGAACTAGATGTCGTGTCCAGTGAGGGTCTATCATTACGGCCGCAACATCGAAATCCACGTACTCGTGCAGGTTATCCGCGAGAAAATTCGGGTCGGTTATCTCCTGTCCAAACCCGTTCATCAATTTTCTTTCATCCTTTATCATTTTTTTACTACTAGACCAGTTATCTATAATAGCCAAAAAAAGAGAGGGCTCACTATGAACCCTCTCTCCTCCCGCGAACTATTCGTCGTCGTCGTACTCGGCGGTCTCGCCTCTGTCCCGTCGAGCCGCCTTCTCGGCTTCACGTCGAGCATCTCTTTGCTGAGTGGACTCGTTAGGAAAGTCTCTCTTCTCCCGAGTCTCCCTTTGCTGCCGAGTTTCGTTGGCCGTGGACTGACCACTCTGTCCCTGACCAGTTTGTCCTTGCTGTCCTGATTGTGGATTCTTTTCTTGTCCCATTTTTCGTTCTCCTTGTTTTTATCTATCTTCTCGTGCACCCATCTTGTTACTTACTGCAAGGCCCGCCTGGCGGCGAACCGCATCGAGTGAAGCTATAAATCAGCGGATAGGGAAGGAGGAGTTATGGCGTAACCCAACTCCCTACCCGCCTTGAGCCCTGGTTAGAGCAGGGCTCAATTTGAGCCCTTTAGGGCATAACGTTGATTGTTAGAAACAGGTCGCCTACGAAGTCGGCGGCCGTGCCGTTGGCCGCGAACGTGTTGACGCCAAATGTGTTGTCGTCGATACGGCCCGCCTTAACGCTGATTGCGGCCGCCGTAAGTGAAAGCTGACTGGTGACGGCGAACGTCTTGCCAGCCGGAAATGCTCCAGTGAGCGTACCTACGTAGACGCCTGCACCGGTGCGAGTCCAGACGACTGCGGCCGAGAGACTGTTATTCTTGACTGCGGCCGTAGGGGCGGCCGTGCCTGCTTGTGTGAGTACGGCCGAGTATGATTTCGCGGGAAAGGCTCCTTGCGACATTCTGGAACCGTTCCAGTCTATGTACGGGCCATTTGCATCTTTCTTGAGTGTGAAACGATTGTTGACGCCTTCGCCTGTTTGAACTAATCTTCTAGCCATTTGCTTTACTCCTTTTTGGAAACGCTTCTCAGCGGGTGAAGAAATCGGATAAATCCTCTTCGGATTGTCGGGTTGTAGATTCAAACCCTATTCTACCAGACAAAAATCTTTTTGTCAAATAAAAAAGGCTAGGGCTCATTATAAGCCCTAGCCCCTCCCCCTGCACTCTATCTCAATCCCAAAGACCCCCTTGCTAAAAGGCGGGGTTGGCGTGACACGTCGGAATCGTCTCCCACAGCGACCACGACGGGGCTCCACGCCGCCCCCATAACTTATTTTTTACCGCAGTTCTCGTGCATCGTTAGAAAAGCAATCCAGTCGTTCGTAGAACCTTCGGCACCGCATTTGCACCGCATCTCACAAGTTTCCATATTAACTTCAACCCACGGGAATTCGTGATCGAGCTTCCATTCTTTTTCCATATTAGCCCCCAGGATGAAGCTTCGCTCGCACACCCGCGTCCTTCGCTTCGAGCAGCTTCCGCAGGCACACAGTACGCTCCGGCCCGCTCTCAACCATACGCACGATAAACTCAGCCATATCGTAGAATCCTTTACTCACCTTCGCGAGCTCGTCAGGCAGGTGCTCATACGCGAACCATTTGAGCATTCTATCTTCTTCCAAGTCGTCCATAAAAATAGCCATAACTATTCATCCTCAATCGGAGGGCTCAACTTGAGCCCTACTCCACCTTGTACGCTTCTTAAATGCCAACCTTCATTCAATCCCAATTAGGGCTCAAAATGAGCCGTAGGCAAACACACTTGTCCCCTTAATAATTTCTAAGGGGATGAGGCCTCGCCTTCCTAGAAGGCTCCCCTGAAGCTTAACTTCCCGTCCTCCCAAGACCTCTTTATCCCCTAATAACGTTTCTTCTTAACCACATATTCTGATCATATTATATCACACCTTTTCCAGAAAGTCAAGCTCCAGGGCCCAAATTGAGCCCTCGCACGCACGCGCGTCCGCCTACCGCGCGTACGGTAGGATAAGCGTAACAAGTTATGTATTGTTATCGTTATTTATCTATTTAGTCGTAATTATGTAACAACAAGGTGTCTTAATATTAACAACGTATCTCTAATATAAATCTCTTATTATAATCTTATTCTTCTTTATTATCACTATAACTCTTATTCTTCTTCTTATATAATATAATTCTTAAGATCTGCGTGCCCACGTGTATGCACGCACGCGTAAGAGATTTTTTTTTTTTGCGATTCGATGCAGGGCTCAGATTGAGCCCTCGAAAACGATTTGGAATATTTTTTTGAACGTTTGGAGGGTGGGAGGGGGAAACCACACAACGCCTCATCCCAGAAAAATCTAAAGAACAATTTGCCTTGTCCTTAATTCTTCCGCTCGTTGTCATTCGTCAACATAACACTCACTCTAACGTTCGTTATCATTCGACCGCGGCGTTTTTCGATTTGCGGTTTACGTGGTCGGCGTGGTTGGTGGCTGTCGTTGGATGCGAGGCGGGTTAGATGGGATGCGGGAACGGGACGTCACTCCGTCCCGCATCCGTCTGTATTATACGAACATCCAAACACAT